GAGCCACATCTTTTTAAGGAGATAGTGTATGAAGTGCTCAAGTCACTGGCTGGAGATACTGCCCGAGAACGAGTCTTTGGACATTCTCAGGGAATTGGCGTATTCGCATGCCCTACAGGCTGGTCCACTTGCGGGAGTGCTAACAAGCATGATCCACAAGTGCCAGTTTCGGGACCTCTGCAGATTCGAGGTTAATTATTCTTCAGATGGCCTTACTCCGCATGCTGTGAAGCATGCTCGCCAAGCCGTCGCCTTCTTCTCTAAGCTTCGTCACCTTAATATTGGGGTGAACCGCGAAGAGGTTGGTATGAGTAAGTTCCTCGAAGCCGAAGAGCTATGTAAGGAAACAAACCTTCGATTGGAAATGCGTCGGAGTGGGACCCTAGGGTTCCCGCAACGCGTTGAGTCCTGCTTCTTGCAGGCTCAGCGGAAAATTCGCAGAGTACTCGGTGACGCTCCGCCGTCACTCGAGGCGCTGACCTTACGCTTCGGTCCAGGCGCGACTAGGAAAACTAGAAAAGCCGATGCATCAATCCGCGCGAAGTGCGCGGAGGGCATCACCTGTAGTGAAGAGCTCTTTCCGCTTGTGAAAGCGATATTGAGAGAGCTTCCTCACCTGTCCTCTGAAGCGGCGGCCCTGAGTTGGGTCGACGAAGAGGGGGAAGAGTGGGACAGAGTAGATGTGGAACTTAACCACACGATGCTCTGCTTCGTCTTCAAGAATGCACTGACTTACCGCCTTATTGGTATCGAGCCCTTGCTGAACATCATGTATCAGCTCGGGTTCGGTGTTGAGATGGCGAAACGTCTTGCCGCATTCGGGGTAGACATCCGTGACCAGTCCGTGAATCAACGGGCTGCGTATACGGGGTCTCTTACCGGCGCTTTAGCAACGCTGGACCTAAGTAGCGCCTCAGATACTGTCTCGCGAGAGATCGTATATGAGCTTCTTCCTCTTGACTGGGCCCACGCTTTATCGCGTGGTCGCTCAGTAAAAATCGAGTTACCAAACGGTGACATCGTATTTCAAGAGAAGTTCTCCGCAATGGGGAACGGATACACCTTTCCTTTAGAGACCCTTATTTTCTGGGCTCTAGCATCTTCGTGCTGTGAAAACAGTGCGGACGTGAGCGTTTATGGGGACGATATTATTGTCCCGACCCAGTACTTCGATCAAGTGTCTGAAGTATTGCGTTACGCAGGGTTTGTTGTAAATGAGAAGAAGTCGTTCGCACACGGACCTTTCCGTGAATCATGCGGACACGACTATTTTGAAGGCATCAATGTCCGTCCATTCTATCAGAAGGAATGGATCAGCGGACAGTCGCTCTTCGTCCTGCACAATCA